GGTCACACTTACATCACTCTGTGTGGGCACGTATGTTACAGTACCTTCGTTGCCGTGATTGAGTTCCACAGGCACATAATCCACATTTGGTGGGAAACTTATGCTGTATTGATTTACTACCACGGGCACTTTGTTAAACCCATGCTCGCCCAGATATTCAAACAACATCACTGGCGGAGGAGAGCCGGCTGTGCCATCAATCAGTGCTTGGTTACCAAAATATCCCTTGACACTGGTCTGTAAAAAACTCTTCATGGCTAGGAAGTAACGTGCCTCATATATATCATTTGCAGTAAATTCACAGTTTACTGTTATTTCTGCTGTTCGACTGCTTTGATACGTATTTATAGGGTATTGTTGACCCTGACCTTGATGGGAAGCATAATCAGCACTGCTGGCAAGAAAAACATTGGGTGTGTTCATGAACACCAAACCATTGCTTTCCTGAATAGGTCGCATCAGAGAATCCTCAAAACCTCCCTGAACTTGGTTTGCTGCTGAATAAAATCTTTCCCTACCGCCATTTTTAGGTCTAATTCGTGCTCGCCAATCGTAATTGACATTTAAATTATCAGATCCAGTGGATATAGCTTTACTTGGGCTGGCTGCTTGGTCGAGTTCGGACATTAATTCCGCAGCACGTTGATCGAATTCTCCGCGGAATACGTTTGCATCACCGAATTGTGTGCCGCCAAGTATCCTTGGGTCAATAGCATTTACAATACTTCCCAGACCGCTTCTAACCAATGGGTTGTTAACGCGATTGAGTTCGGTGCTAGCTTTATTCCTGAGCCAGCTTCCTATTGTTCTTGATGTTCTATTAAATTCAGCCATGCTAATATTTATCGGAAATATTAAAACATGTTATTAATGGATCTTTTTTAGTTGACTTTATAGCGTAATAGTGTATAATGTTGTATAACCTTAAGGAGAAATCATGACCACAAAGAAAGTCAACTATCTAAATAATAAAGATATTTTAAAAGAAATCCACAAAAGTAAGATGACTTTTTGCTGGATCTTGGACCCAGCAGCTTATCATCAGTATGATTTAATTCTGGATGATATAAGTGAGATCACGACTGATAGTTTAACTGAAGCAAAACTTAACCAAAGTCACCGTATTCAAAGTGAAGGCTACGCTGCGGCCATGGCCACACACACTGGTTCGGATTACAGAAACAAACCCAAACAAAAAGATTTTGCTGTTGACCCCAACAGTATTTCAGATGATGGTGTGGTTTTTAGGGTAATGACTTACGATCATATTCCCCAGGATCTAACTCGCAGAAAAAATCCCAAGACCGATGCTGAATCACACAGCAAGTGTAATTTCCCCCCGTTCAAGCATTATGCATATGTCAATAACACCCTAACAGAAGTTGCTCGCAGTCACTGGCACGGTGATTTATCTTCAGGGGAGTTTTGTACTGATCACGGGAAACTTACCCATAAGCTAGGAACAATGTTTTTAAAGTTAGTGGAACGGTATAGCCATAGATCAAATTGGCGTGGTTATTCATACGTGGATGAAATGCGGGGCGAAGCATTACTTCAGCTAAGTGCTGTTGGTCTTAAATTTAATGAAGCTCGATCAGATAACCCATTTGCTTATTATACTGCCGCGGTCAACAACTGTTTTACTAGGGTATTAAACTCAGAGAAGAGAAATCAAAATATCAGAGACGACATTCTAGTGGATCAAGGGCATATGCCAAGTTATACCAGACAAATGGCTCACGAAGAAAATGTGCGCAAACTCAGAGAAGAAGCTGAAAGCATGGAAAATTTTAGTGACTGAAGATCACAAAGCACAAAACAAAAAACAAACATACCAGTGGTGGATGGCGCCCAAGAAAGATGTCCATTACCAATGGTGGTGGGGCTATGAGAAGGTGCGCATGGTAAAGTGCTCAGAGCAAGTCAAGGAAAACTATATCGCTAGGATGGTAAAAAAATGAGTCAATTATTCAAAACAGCGGCTTGTTTCACAGACATACACTATGGATTGAAACAGAATAGCCGCTTACATTTAGATGACTGCCACAGATACATGGATTGGTTTATTTCAGAAGCAAAAGCAAGGAATGCTGAAACATGCATCTTTCTTGGTGACTGGAGTCATCATCGCGCAAGTATTAATGTAGCAACAATGAATGCAAGCATTCGTGACCTCAAACGGCTCAATGATAATTTTGAAAAAGTTTACTTTATAACCGGAAATCATGACCTTTACTACAAGGATAAACGTGAACTTAACAGCGTTGAATATGCCAGAGATTTACCAAATGTTGTTATGGTTGACGAATGGTTCATACAGGATAACGTGGCTATTATTCCCTGGCTAGTGGGGGACGAGTATAAAAAAATATCCAAAATAAATGCCAAGTATATGTTTGGACATTTTGAATTACCTCATTTCAAAATGAATGCATTGGTGGAAATGCCTGACCATGGTGGTCTCAACGCATCACATTTAGGTGGCGTGGAATATGCTTTTTCAGGACACTTCCATAAACGACAAGTCAGTGGCAATGTGCATTACATAGGCAACGCCTTTCCTCATAACTATGCTGATGTGGGTGATGTTGATCGTGGCGCAATGTTTCTTGAGTGGGGATCAAAGCCTGAATTTGTCAATTGGGCAGATTGTCCCAAGTATAACGTAGTGATGTTGAGTAATTTGTTGGAAAACCACAAAACATTACTTGACGAATACACCAATATTCGTGTAAAATTAGACATAAGCATATCATATGAAGAAGCAAATTTTATACGAGAAAAGTTTGCAGAGCAATATGGTGTACGTGAATTACAATTACTGCCTATTAAACAGGAAACCGAGGAATTCATAGGTGGGGATATTAAATTCGAGAGCGTGGACCAGATCGTGCTAAGTCAGCTATGCACCATTGAATCAGATGTCATAGACCCTGACAAACTAATTAATATATACAACAACTTGGAGATTTAAAATTGCTACGCATAAAGGATGTAACAGCTAGAAACTTCATGAGCATTGGTGCTCAGACACAAGCAGTAAACTTTGAAGAGTCACAACTTACTCTGGTCCTGGGTCATAATCTAGATCTGGGAGGGGACGGTAGCAGAAACGGCACAGGAAAGACCACTATTATTAATGCGCTCAGTTATGCATTGTATGGTGAAGCATTGACCAATATCAAACGTGATAACCTTATTAATAAAACCAATGGCAAGAATATGTTGGTCTCAGTGGATTTTACTATCAAGGAAACACAATACAGGATTGAGCGTGGCAGGAAGCCCAATGTACTACGCTTATTTGTGGACAGCACTGAGCATACCCCAGACCAGGACGATGCTCAGGGTGATAGCAGGGAAACACAAAAAGAAATTGAAAAGATCGTGGGCTTTCCGCATGAAATGTTCAAGCATTTAATTGCACTGAATACATACACAGAGCCTTTCCTGAGTATGCGAGCAAACGATCAACGAAACATGATAGAACAATTACTGGGCATTACTGATCTCAGTGCCAAAGCAGAAGTATTAAAGGATTTACTTAAAAATACCAAGGACGGAATTAAAGAGGAAGAGATTCGCATACAAACACTGGAGTCAAGCAATAAAAATATTGAAAAAAGCATTGCTGAAATTCATAATCGCAGCCGTGCATGGCAAAAATCTCAGGACGAAAAAATTCAAAACATGGCTGAAGCCATCGCAGAACTCAGCAACCTGGATGTAGAAACTGAAATTGAAACTCATAAACTGGCCACTACTGCCAAGGAAGCACAGACCCATATTGATACCATAAACAAAGAAATTAACAGTATCAACACCAGCATGAAACGAAGCAATATACGTATTGAAGATCTAAAAAGTAATATCACAGATGCTGAAGCTGGTGTCTGTCCTGCATGCGGGCAAGGCACTTCGCATCTGGAGACTCATGCAGAATACAAAGCAGAACTTCAGGAAAAACTTGACACAGAGACAAAACATCATACTGAACAACATGATAAAATTACTGAGTTAGAATCTGCTTTGATCAATATCACTGCGCCCGAAGGGCCTTTTAAATTATTTTATGATGATGTTGAACAAGCATATGAGCACAAACATAACATGGAGTCGCTCATGGAACAGCTCATGGAAAAACAATCCGAAACTAATCCATATCTGGATCAAATTGAGCAACTTCAACAATCCGGATTACAACCAATAAGTTTCGATGCTATTAATGAGCTCACTGAACTCAGAGAACATCAGGATTTCCTGTTTAAATTACTTACTAGCAAGGATAGTTTTATTCGCAAAAGAATTATCGACCAAAATATTTCCTATCTCAATCATAGATTGGACTATTATTTAGACAAAATTGGTTTACCACATGATGTTAAATTTGCAAATGACTTGAGCGTGGAGATCACAGAATATGGCAGAGATTTAGATTTTGATAATCTAAGTCGTGGAGAACGTAATCGTTTAATTCTGTCACTGAGTTGGGCTTTCAGGGATATTTACGAAAGTCTGAACCAACCCATGAACTTATTGTGCATAGATGAATTAATCGACAGTGGCATGGACAGCACTGGGGTCGAAAACTCGCTTGCTATACTAAAGAAAATGAATCGCGATCATGGCAAAAATATTTTCCTGATCTCTCACAAGGAAGAATTAGTGGGCAGGGTAAACAATGTACTGACTGTGATTAAAAGTGGTGGTTATACCTCTTATAGCACAGATACCGAATATGTGGAGTAAGTAAAAATTTATAAACTAAATAGCATCGATGACATGGTATCACAAGGATAAAATAGTGCAAGTTCTTCCAGAAAAATGTGAAGCTTTTGTGTACATCATCGAAAACTTAACTAATAACCGCAAATATGTGGGCAAGAAATTGGCTAAGTTTAAAAAAAGCAAACCCCCTCTCAAAGGCAAGAAACGTAAGCGTATTGTCTACACAGAAAGTGATTGGAGAGATTATTGGGGAAGCTCGGATCATCTAAATGCAGATGTTCTTGAGCTTGGTCCAGAAAACTTTCGCAGAGATATCATACATATGTGTCCCAGCAGAGGGGTTGCCAGTTATTTAGAAGCACGTGAACAATTCGAACGAAAGGTGCTAGAGTCCGATGAATACTATAATGGCATTATTAATGTCAGAGTGGGCAGCAGCAAGATTCTGCGTGAGGCTTTAGCAAATATTTAATGAATACCCTGGCACACCACAAATACACAACCCATGACACACCTACTTTATATCACACAGTTATCACTAATACTAAACCCAAAACTATAACGTCACAAACACACACAAACAGTTCACAAGGATCGCAGGCCAGAATTTAATACTGCGGGGTAAGCGTGATATATAAGCTCACTGCCCAGAGGCTTAACTGTTAGCCAATTCAGCACACTACCCTGGTCATGCCAGGATGCCTAAATGTCTGCCCGTCCAAGCGAACGCCTTGTACATATGATTAGCTCTATAGTATAAGTCCTCCCACACGAAGTTAATGGTAGAAACATTTGTGCTGTCTCAATGGTTGATGCTGTGATCAATTTTTATTGATGATAATCTATGGATACATCGGAGCGAGGTATCCTTAAAAATCGAAGCAGGTACGGGTAAGGTCTGAGCCCAAGATTATCACTACACACAGCTTATATAAATCCTGTCTCCTTTGGCTGAAGTCAACTCGTCGCAAAAAAACTTTGTTATATGGAGCCCACGCAAGTAGGCTCCGTATGACATCGTAATCTGTCGCAATACTTAACTTAATTAATATTGAGTTTTTGTAGTCATATTAAATATATAAATTTTTAAGTGCGCATAATATACTTTGATATGTAAAAATAAATACTATAACTTAATAAATTAGTAACCAGTTATAGAACGAAGTGTATACGTAGTGATATAACGCCAGTTACTAAAAGGCCTAATAGGCCTTATACACATGCTACTAAGTGTAATTTTGAACTCTTATCACAGGATATAATAATGAAAATAACTCCAGGAATTAATTACGATGGTGGATTCAAAGTTGAATTCCCTAAACCACCAGCTTATGACCCTTATACATATACACCAATACAACGAGTTTCAAGTCACAAATATAACGGTGGCACCCTCCACCCTGGCTCAACGAGCACAATACCAACTCAGCCAGGGGATCTTGTTGTTGGGCTTGTTGGTGAAAGCCTGGGCTACGCTGAGACGCCCAGTGATTGGACTGAGCATACCAGGGTGGGCCATGTGACCCCAACATCAACCACAAATACTTTTGGAATACATGTGATCATGGCAACAAAAATAGCCACTGGAACATCTACTTCGATTGGTGGGTGGGATCCAGGTGCACTACAATACCCCGTAACCAGAGGTATTTTTGCTGTTTACAGAAATACTAGATCACAAGGCGGTCCCAACAACAACCCTGTGGGCACTGTACTAATGACTAGTGCTACCGCAGGAGCTATATATTACCGGGATTATCCACAACCACAAGTTACGGACGGTTCAAGTATCGTTTTGAGATTTTCTGGTGCCGAATTCGGCCTCAGCAATGGTTACTTTGTGCCTACTTTGTATCCAGCAGCATCTAGCAATATGGTAGAGTGGTGGTCAAGTAGTATAAGTCTAGCATTGATGGAAGTAATAGGAACCAATGCTAGTTTCCTAACTGGTAACAACCGATCCCGGACTCAAAATTTTACCGTAGGCACAGGTGGCCAGAACTATAGTTTAACTGGTGTAACTGGTGGTATTGAAATTATTGCTAGGCCCAGCTATCCTTAAAAAGGCGCCCTATTGTGGGCTAAGTATTCTAAAGATATTCTGAGGGATCTTTGCCTGCTTTACGGGCCATGTTTTCGTTTAAAATTTTGATAGCTGTGTTGCGATCATCTAAATTCATGCACCATACTTCGTGCCAACCGATACTGCCTGATGCATAAATTACTAGCTCAGTGCAACTCTTGTGTATTGCCTTTTGTTCCTTCCTGAGTGAATTTAAACGGGAAACAATCTCGTCGGGTTCGGCATTACTCAGGAAGCGATGGAAAAATTTACTGGATCGAAGCCTATATCAGTTTCAAAAATATGTTCACAATCTTCACATTGCAGTTTGACATTCTTTTTGACACCCACAGCAGAAATTTTTTCTACTTGTTCAGTAATTTGTTTACCCACTGTACTGTCACAGTTTTCCATGAATTCACGAATATTTTTGCGATCCTGGACAACAAAAGTTTCTCCTTCTGGGCCCACTCCACTAACACTCTGAACACTGTCAACTAATATTTCAAAGTTTAAGGCTGACATTCTGATATATGTTTCATTGAATGCCTTTAGTTGCTCTAGCTCGTCTTCAATATCTGCAATCACTTGTAGACTACGAGTATTTTGAAATCCACTAACTCCTGCTTTGACTGTGGTTTTATAAGTCACCGGTCTGAGCTGTATATCTAATCCGCTGTCGGTTTTAAAACCAATATCATCAGGCAAAAAGGTCATGTCTTGTATACAGGAATCAATGCTGGCAGCTCCAGCCACTGCATTGCCACATTCAGGGCATGTAGTTTCAACAGTAACCTCATCACCATATGTTGCTCCCTGAATAGCTATGAGCAGAGTATCAATGTCGACGCCAATTAATTCCTGTGGTTTTTTAACAGATGGCACACAACTTTGTATAACTTGTGTGATAGCATCACCATTGAGTAACGCATCGGGATTTTTCATAACCATCTCATCTCTGGCAGTCATGGCAAATACAGGAACTTCCTGTGTGTCACTGTTAAAATCCACTATGTCAGTGTTGTACAATTTGCCTTCGCTAGGCAACGCAGTATAAATTTTGGGAGTCCTAAAATAGGTGCTCAGTGGATTTTCAATGCTCATAAATAACTCCAGTTAATGAATATGATAAATACTTGTGGATGTATGCGTACTTATTTATCAGACACTAACCCCCGCATACTAGGAAATCATGGCCGATAAGATTAATTTTAACCCTGATACATATGAAGGCGAAATTCCTGAGTACGCCAAAGAAGCCACTCAGGCAAAAATTCTTGCTGCTCTGGCCAAGCAGTTTAACATGGACAAGAAACAGCTTGAACAAGCTAAAAAACAGTTTGAAGCTGATAAACAAAATGCAGCAGCTCTGGGTGATGACTTAGACAATTTAACAACAGCACAGAGATTATTAGCTGATCGCATTTACGAAAATTCAAGAAAATCGGGTGGCTCATTAATGGGCAAACTGGGTAATCCACTTGTGATGTTCACTAAAGCAGTGGCTACAGCAGGTGCAGGTGTGGCTGCCTTAGGGGTTGGTGCGTTTGCTGCGGCAGCCAAACTAAGTTATTCAGCCGCAGAATTTTCGTTTGGTCTGGGCCGAGATCTCCAGAAACTTAATGATACAAGTCTTTTATTCCAAGATGGCTTGGATGATTCATTATCTAGTTTTAACAGACTGGGTGTAAGTACTGACATGGCTATTGGTGCCATGGGCAACTATAGCATGCTGACCACGCAGTTGGGTGCAAAAAGTTTACCAGGGTTAATTAATACCTTTAATAGTATGTCTAGCAGTGGTGTTAAATTCGGCAGGAACATGGCAGAAAATGCTGAACTTCTCATGGAGCAAGCAGATGCTCAGGTTAGACTGGGTTTATTTGCAACCATGGATGATTATCGCAGAGCCGAATCAGTTGATGCAATTGTAACAGCTCAACTAGAGGCAAGTAAAGTACTTGGTAAAAGCATGCGTGATCTCAGACAGGAAACAAGCAGCACACTTGAAACTAGTTTAGCTGCTCAGAGAATTTTAAACCAGTTTACTGATGGTAGCATGGGAGAAGCACTGACCATTTTTACTGATAGTTTAGCAGGAATGAATTTGGGCGAAAGTGTAAAACAGGGTCTCCTTGCAAATTTAGGTGGTTTTGGTATAGCTGATACTCCTGAAGCAGGAAATACTCTTGCTTTCTTGAACAACATGGGCCAAGAAGGACGTAAAGCTGTTGATGCGCTTGAAGAGTTTAAAAAAGCACAAACATTGGGTGATGAGGAAAAAATGGCCGACACCCTAGCTGAATTTCAGAAAAATTTAAAAAGTGTTTTTGGCATGGAAGCATCAAAAAAACAAATCGATATGCTGTATGCCATGGCAAATGCAGGTAACCAAGTGGCAGATGAGTTTTTAAAACTTAACCGCCAAATTCGAGCAGGAACCAAAGCAACCAAAGACAATGGAAATGATTTATCAGACATAGTAAAAGCAGCAGCCAAATACGATAATATAGTATTGGGTGTGTCTGGTATGTATGAAAGTCTGCAGACTCAATTCAGGGGAGCCACAGCACTAATTTTGGGACCGTTGTTAGATTCCTTTGGTGAAGTTTCTGATGAAAATTCTGCATTGGGTAAAATTAGCGCAGCTACAGGGAAAGCATTTGTAAATATATTTAACTCAATTAAAAAATTACTTTTACCTTCATTGGAAGTTGGCACTGACGGTCTGTTTGATCTGGGAGAATTTGCTGATGAAGCTAGTAAATTTATTGAGGACATGGGAATTTCTATTGGAGAATGGGTTAAAGGCTTGAAAAAATTTAAAGGTGATAACTTCATGGAGTCAATCACAAATGCTGTAAACGCTGGGATCAGTACACTAATGAATGTAATAGGAAGTGCTATTGCTGATGCATGGAGCAAGGTCGACCTCTGGGATTTGATGTTTGGAGACGACGATGAAGAGTTAGTGAAACAAGCCAAGCAGCGGGCCGAGCGTACTAGTCGCGGAGCAGCAACTGACGAGCAAAAATCAACTAAATTAATGAACGCAATTTCCGATATAGTCGATACAAGTACCGATAAAGAATACAAGCCACAAAAAATGCTCAAACTTATAGCTGACGCTGGCGTAGATATTACTAAGCTCACTGGGGAGCACTTACTGGAACTTTTCCCAGACCCACAAGACCTCAAAGATGCAATAAGTAGCGTGTACAAAGACAAGGATCCAGATGCGGCTTTGCTTAGAGCTAGTGATAAAATTATGCAATACGCTGATGCACAGGCTAAAGACATCAGGAAAGGACCGGGTAGCTATCTTAAAAAAGACGTATTGATAAACGAACAAGCCGGGGTATTCACTGCCATAAGTGAAGCATTTAAGAAAGTGCAACCTTCTGTGGTCACTGATCAACGTGAACCAGATACTACGCAAGACACCAAACAGGATAAAATTACTGAAACTGAACCATTAGTACCACAAGACACCAAACAGGATAAAATTACTGAAACTGAACCACAAGACACCAAACAGGATAAAATTACTGAAATTAAGCCAGTTGTACAAGCTACTATCAATCTTCCAGAAACTTTAATTGATGCACCAATTAACCGAAGAGGACGCCCCAGTAAGTATAGTCGTTATAGATCAAGCACTGAGAAACAGGCAGTGACGACAGAGCCAGAAGTAGCCAAAATTACGCCACCTAGCAACCCCATAACCAATAAACTGAATAGTACTTCATTGGCTAATACTACGGATAGTAGTAGCGAAAAGGACGATAATAATAAGCAAAATGGACAATTAGATCAGCAAAATAAACAAACCCCTTTTAATAATCATGAGAAAACGTTTGCTGATGTGGTAGAGTCACAAAATGCTATGTCAGATAGGTTAACTAATGCATTAGCTGATGTGACCCGAGCTGTCAATTCAAGCGGTAGAAAGATAGAAAAAGCCGCTTCTTAATTACTAAGTTTAGACAATAGGATAAATAGCCATGAGGACATAACAGTATGACATGGCGAAAGTATTTTACACCTGTTGATAATTCAGGGTTACCACTAAACATAAATTCTGGAAAAACTAACAATAGTCAGGCCTTCGGCGCCGCACAGGACGACGCTTGGCTCCCTGAAATTTATCAGGGTTCACCGAACCGCATTTTACGGTATTCACAATACGACATTATGGATCAAGATCCAGAAATCAACCAAGCATTAGACACTATTGCAGAATTTGGTACACAAAACTCTGAATTTTCACAGCTACCGTTTGAGGTAAAACATGTCGAAGAGCCAAGTGATACAGAAAGTTCATTGATCACAGAGAGCCTCAGACGCTGGGTTGCGTTAAATAGTTTTGAACAGCGGTCTTTTAGGTTATTTCGAAATACACTGAAGTATGGCGATACATTTATGATCAGGGATCCAGAAACATATAAGTTATTTTGGGTTGATCCAGCCAAGGTTGAAAAAGTAGTAGTCAATGAAAGTGAAGGCAAAGACATAGAATATTATTATATCAAAGACATTGATCCAAACTTTGAACAGTACATAGCAACTGATATTAGTCCCATACATACGCGAAGCGCATTCGATGGCATAGCTGGGCTCAACACAGCCAGAGCATATAATTCTACTGGTGATTTAGGTACAGAGGGCACACACAGCGGTAAACCTGTCAAAGGCAGTATGGTATGTCATGTGAGTTTGACGGAAGGCATGGACAACAATTGGCCATTCGGTACAAGTATTTTGGACCCAATATACAAAACTTACAGGCAAAAAGAATTATTGGAAGATAGTGTAATTATCTACAGGCTACATCGTGCGCCTGAGCGCAGAGTTTTCTTCCTTGATGTAGGTAATATGCCACCACACAAAGCAAAGCAATATTTGGAGCAAGTAAAATACGAAGTAAAACAAAAACGAATACCCAACGTCAATGGTGCTGGAAACACTGTGTCAGATAGTATACACAACCCCATGGGCATGTTGGAGGATTTTTTCTTTACTCAGACGAGCGAAGGCAGGGGCAGCAGAGTTGATACTTTGCCTGGCGGTGATAATTTGGGTGACATTGACGATTTACGATACTTTAATAATAAATTACTTCGAGGCTTACGCATACCGTCAAGTTATTTGCCTACTGGCCCAGATGACGGCACGGCTGTATACAATGACGGCAAGGTAGGGGTAGCGTATATACAAGAGTATCGTTTTAGTAAGTATGTGGAAAGAATGCAGCGACAAATTGAGCGCAGTTTGGATTTTGAATTTAAAATGTATATGAA